TCCTTACCTAAAAGTTTTTCGCTCCCTTTTTTAACTCTAATATCTGTATTTTTATTTAATCCTAAATTCCAAGGTTTTTTATTTGATACATTGGGATTAAATTCTTGGCCTTCCCCATGAGTTCTCCAGATATGAGTTCCCATCCCCTTTGAAGTATATTCCTTTCCGCAATATTTACATTTCATAAAAGGTTTATTTTATTTATTTGTGACCCCGGTGAGACTCGAACTCACGACTCCAACATTAAAAGTGTTGTACTCTACCAACTGAGTTACGAGGTCTTGGTGGCGAGAGCAGGAGTTGAACCTACGATCTTCAAGTTATGAGCTTGACATTCGATGTATTTCTTAACATCACTACATTACTGAGAAATTCGAAAAGAAACTTTTTTTGAATTTTCTCGCCATATTTTTATATTCTTCCAGGTTTCCACCCTTCAGAAATACTTTCTTTTTTAATCATTTTGTTTTGGTATCCATTAGTAACCCAAATTTTACCAAATTGAGAATTTTTTTCTCCATCATGTTTTCCTTGATGCGATTTACTCATTTGCTCTTTAGAAGCTGTTGAGTGCCTTTTACCGGAAAAACCAGGATTATCTGCTTCTTTCATAATTTTGGAATATTTTGATCGATATTCCAAATTATTTTTTAATTTTTCAGAATGCTTTTGAGATAGCATTTGAAAAACTTTTTTACCTCCTGCAGCATGAAATTTTTTGGCATGTTCTTCATTCCAAAGTTTTCCTCCCCCCTCACCTCCTTCTTTTAAATTCATGCATAAAGGATCTTTCAGAAGGGATTCATTTACAATTTCTTTTTCCCTAGTTTTTAAAGTATCCCTGTTTGGCAAAAATTCAAGAATTTCTAATTTATGATTTTTTATTCCATGCTTTTTTATAGAATATCTTAATCTTTTTCCGCTTCCCAAATAACGATCTTCTAAATTATCTGTACTATGCATTCCAATATAAAATCTGCCATTAATTAAATTAGTAGTTTTATAAATGAAATTAAATTTCCTTTCTTCTCGTCTTGGCATATAGTTTTTATTCTATATATCTACCAAAACGAGGCGAAAAGGGCTTGTAGCGGGAGAGGGATTCGAACCCCCGACCTAAAGGTTATGAGCCTTTCGAGCTGCCTCTGCTCCACCCCGCAATTTATATTTTAACTATTTTTACCGTATATAATACTATTCCCAATTTATTAGTAATAACTAGCAGAAAAGTTCCGGAAGAATAATGACTAAAATCAATAGAATGATAATTTGAGAATACTTGTTGATGATATAGCATTAACGGTCTTATGTCAAATATTCTTATTATAACTCCCTCTAGATTCTCCATTTCTATATGAAGAATATTACTCGTCGGATTCGGCCATATTTTAACCTTATCTGCAAATGTTTCCTCTATATCAGTAATAAAATCCTCTGTTTTGGAAGATCTGAGTATGTTGCTTACCTTAATTCCCTGTATCGTAACCTGATTAGAAAGAATATATTCTCGAAGAAAATTCTCGGATAAAGCTGGCGGAAAAATATTTAAGATCTGATTCCTATCCTGCCCTATTCCATCATATATCTTAATCTCTGCTTCCTGAGCTACAAGAGGTGTTATGAAAAAATATTGGCCATCTAAGGTAGGAGATCCAAATTCTGCCTTTCTTAATCCGGCAAAATAATAGAATGTAGTATCATTATAATAATATCGATATACTAATAAATTTATTGGATCTTTTGTTTTGATCTCATAAGTTAAAGTATCATAAAGAAAGCTATAATCCAAATAATCCTTTCCATATTCCATTCCGTCCAGCAATCCCGCAGCGGATAGAACTTTAGACTTAGATAATATTCCAAAGTTCTCATACATCAGGCTTAATGTGATCTGTTCTTTTTGCCCGCCTTTGATTCGTAACCAGTAATTTCTGTTACCTTGAATTGAATCATACACAATATCTTGTGCTAATGTCAAAGAACTAAGAAATACCAGAAAAATAGCTATTAAAAGTTTTTTCATTGATATACAAAAATTTATTCTATATATCAAAAAAATTGTGGACCCGAAGGGAATCGAACCCCCGACCTCGAGGTTATGAGACCAACGAGCTACCTCTGCTCCACCCCGCAATATTGTAAAACTTAAGTAGGTCTTAGTCTCTCCTAGCTACCCCACAAAACCCGACTCGAACGGGATGTTAGCGACCGGATGTAGCTCCTTGTTACTTAAGTTATTTCTTGAAATTTCATTTTTCGACCTTGAACCCATCCTGGATAAAGATCTATATCTGATTTTTTTATTTTTTTATTTTCTTTGTCATTATGAATCCAGCATGTTCCAAACTGAGAATTTTTAGTTCCTTTTTGATCTCCGTTTAAATGGTGGGTATTTCTCATTTGTAATATAGTTTCATCAGAATGTTTTTTCCCTTTAAACCTTGATGAATTAGGAGATCCTTTTAAATTTTTTGAGCATCGTTTTTTGTGTTCTTCAATAAATTTTGGATCTTTCCATTGAGCTTGAAGCATCAAATTGATATGCTCCCTATACCATTCATCCCCCTTTCCATTATTTCCCCCAATTCCTCCTTTTTTTAAATTATAGCAATTAGGATTTAAAACTAAATCCTCATTAACTACTTCTGCTTCATAATCTAAAGCTTCTTGATATTTGTCAAAGAACTCGAGGATTTCCTTTTTAAAGTTTTCAATTCCATATTTTTTGATGGCATATTTTAATCTTTTTCCTGATCCAATATATCCATCAGCCAAAATATCTGTTCCATGCACTCCAAAATAGAATTTCCCATTAATGAGATTTTCTATTCGATAAAAATAATTAAATTTCTTCTCCATGATTTATATATTCATGGTTCGAATTTTAAAAGCGGTACCGTCGGCAGGATTCGAACCTGCGAGACATAAATGCCAAGGGATATGAGCCCTCTCCGATTGTCCACTCTGGCACGACGGTATTAGTAGCGGAAATGGGAGTCGAACCCAATATCAATAGGTTATGAGCCTATTATGATTCGGTAAACCCGGACAGAAGCATCTATATCTTCCACCCATTGTTACCGCTCCGTTTCACTCTTCCGCGATTTGTTGCGATAGATGGACTCGAACCATCGACCTCTCCCTTTCGGCGAGAGCGCTCTTTTGCCTCTGAGCTATATCGCAAACACCATTTTTATGTTCGAACTTTATTATGGTGTTAGATTACACCTTCCAGTGTAATTTGTGGAAGCGAAGGAAATCGAATCCTCCTCACGTGGATTGCAAGTCGACGTCGCCAAGCCTTGGTACATGCGCCCCCATTTGAAGTTCGGCTTTTTACAGAGACCGGGATTTCGCCACAAACTGATAAATTAAACTGAGAAAATTAACTTGAGTATTTTTAGCGTGTTGCCACTACACCAACCCCCAGTTAATTTTTTGGTCGGGGGTACAGGAATCGGACCTGTGATTCTCGCTTAGGAGGCGAAGTAACTCGCTGTTTCACTACAATTTGTGCCCTCTGTAGAATTCGAATCTACGACCTCTTCCATGTCACGGAAGCGCTCTCGGCCATCTGAGCTAAAAGGGCAAATGGGTAAGTGGACAAACCTTAGGAATCTGCAGAGGTAGCAGGGTCATATATGTCCTTTAGACTCGAAAAGGAAACTTACTCGTTTGCGGGGATGGAGAATCTCGAAATCCCGACCCAGTGGTTAACAGCCACTTGCTCTACCTCTGAGCTACATCCCCAAATTATGTTGTTTTAATATTCTTCCTATTTGTGTATGAGAAAGATTTAATTCTTTTGCAAGTTTACTAATATCACCTCTGTTTAAAGGAAAATATTTTTTTATAGTATCTAAGTATAATTTTTCTTGTTCTAAAGTAATCTTTTTCTTTCCTTTGTTCCCCTTTCCCCCTTTAGAAGCATTTTTTCTCTGAATTTCTAATGCTTTTCTTTCCCCATATTTTTCTTTGGACCTTTCAAATAAATTTTTCCAAGTTCCGAATTCTTTAGAATCTATTGTATTATCTTTTGTAGTCCCCCAATAAAGATGTTTAACGTTGCTACATTTAGAATTATTGCATGCATGACATAACATAATTTTGATATTTTCATGCGTTGGAATTTCTGTTTTTAGAAAATGAGCTAATAATCCTCGATATTCTCTAGAATCATATCCCCCAATTTCAATACAATCTTCTTTTAAATCCAAATGTTTTCTTCTTTCCTCTCGACTATATTTTATATAGTCTCTCATTTTTTCGAACATAAAACATATTATTTTCATGTTATATGCTTATAGGTTCAAAAGGTTCTGCGTTCCGGGTAGGATTCGAACCCACGGCGGCTTTTTCAGCGTCTGGTTAACGGCCAGGACCTTTCGACCAACTAAGGCAACCGGAACATAATCTGAGAAATTCGAAAAGAGTATTATACTAAGCAACTTTTGGAGCTTGGTATCGGATTCGAACCGATGATTAACCAACGATGTAACTCTTATCTTACTACAGATTTGCGGAATACGTGGGATTCGAACCCCTCCACCACCGTGACAGGGTGGCATACTGACCATTATACTACGTACTCCTTTTCCAATTTTATTATATCTTTTTCAAACCAAACTTCTAACTTATGACCAGCGTTTCTTACTGCTTTCCATTTTAATGTATCATTTGGTGTTTCATATCCTTTAACTTCGATATAATAAATAAATTCTTCATTTGCAATTACTTTAAAATCTAAAAGATATGTGTGTGTTTTATTATCATTTCCAATATATTGTATTTTATCTTTTGTATATTCCCAGTCTTTTATTATATTATGTCGTTTCCAACTATCTAAAATTTTACAAGTTCGTAATTCATATGTTCCTTGAACTTTAAATCCATTATAATCATACCACTTAGTCGTTCCTCCTGCTACATAATTGTGGCCATTGGCATATGATTTTTTATTGATATTAGACCAATCATTTTTAGATAATTTGTCATGTACCTTTTTCCAACCACCACTCATTTTACTACCACATGCAACAGAACAACATTTTTGGTTTCGCATATTCCATCTAACAGTAAATTTTTTTCCACAATACATGCAAGTTTTTTGTACATTTTTATGAGCACTTTCTTTTCTTTTTTGGCTCACTATTGCATTTATTTCTTTTCTTTTAGCTTTAGTACTAAATCCTTTTGCGCATTTGCTTGAACAAAATCTGCCTGATCCAAAATTTCCTTCATGTTCTTGATTACAATTTTCGCAAATCTTCATGATTTTGATTTTTATATGAAAATTTGAACTAAAAGTTTTCATCGTGAACTAAATTTGTTCCTTCGATGGGACTCGAACCCATAACCTTCTCCTTAAGAGGGAGTAGCGCTCGTCCAGTTGCGCCACGAAGGAATTTGTGTGTCTCTCCACACCTGCCATACTTCCTTTGTATTCTGTTCAGCTTAAGCATCCTAACGGTAAAGCAGTATCAAAAACCAGTATTGTGGA